AATAAACCACGAGAAGAATGCAATTAAGTAGAAAGAGCTTAAAATGTAGTTTATAAAGTGAAGAAAAATATTGTTAAATACAATATAACATTACCTTAAAAACAACAATAAGCTTAGGAAAAAACTAAATAATTAATAACTAATATTGAGCAACCTTAATTGAAATAAGAAAAATAATAAATAAAATAATAAGCTTAATAATAGGTTAATAAGTTAGTTAATGCCGCTACTTAAGCAAAAAGTGATGTAAAAGGAATAACAGAATTAGTCAAGTACATAAATGATGAACAAGAAAAATAGATATAAAAAATAAAACCTAAGTCATATTGGGGACATGATAATGTTATCATATTCTCAATGAAATTAGGTAAAGAAGCTTAGTATTATTGTTAAGAATATTTTCCTACAGAATTTGAATAAGCAAAAAATACAAGCGATTTTTTATCTATAACATATGATCATCCTTTATTAAGACTATTGTCTAATCATTTATTAGTCAAAGTTTTGAAAAATATTAAAGCAAAAACCATAGTATCACCAGGTAGTAAACCTCATTTTGAAGGTAAAATTTGTAGTACTTATGGTTAATCTTTAATAAGTTATAGAAGTTTAGATGGACCTTGTAGTGTTGATAAAGTGTACTTTGATGTGCATGATATCGATAATTCTAATATTGAACTAGTAAATGAATTAGTAGATTCTAATACATATGTTAATTCTGATGATTATGCAATAGTAGCTTAAGATAGCATTTATTATCCAGGTGTAATGGAATTTATAAAAGCATAATTATAAGCTAATAATTAATTAGAAGTTTATGTTATATACAATTGTTATAATAATAAAAATGGTGTTTATACAGCTTATGACAATGAAGCTACATTTACTGTCAAAGACGGTAAAATATATTCATCTGTTAGAGGTAATAACACTGTATATACCCATAATAATTATTTTCATAATTATAATAATAAAACTTCTTTTATTTTAAAAGGCTTATATTTTGAAGTTATAGATCATTATTAAACTGGTGATGGTAGTGCCATATAAACTGCTAAAGTATATCTTGAATCACAAAAAATGCCTGACCAGATAGTTACCTAAATTTATAATATGTATCCAGGTAAATAAGAATTATAATTAATTGTATAATAACTTATTAACAGTTTCATATCTGATAACAAAACAATAACAATATAAGAGGTAGCTAATATAATAGGTGTACTATAATAACGTTTTACCTATATATAATCTCCCGCTTTTAAAAACATATTGTTATAAGAAGTTACCAATGCTGTTAAATAATAAGCTGAGGTATATACTAATGTTTGGTTATAAAGTCAGGCTTAAATGAATAGGGAATTTATATGGAAATAATCTAATTTATTTTGGAAATTATCTGTATATCTTAATCCTATTGAAATATTAGCTCTTATAGTTAGTTTTAAACAAAATAAAATTGAATTTTTATCAAGGATATTAACTATAAGATGGGATTTGAAATTTTTAAAAGATTAAAAATGGAGTATCTTGCAAGAAGTTGTATAACTAGCAATACATGCAATAATATTTTAATATGGTAATAAATTATCAAAAATTACTACGGTTTTAAGTGTGGTTACTAGACATATGCCATAATTTTAAAAATTTAAAATTAATATTTATGATATATTATATAAAGGTTTTAAAAAATATTACGACTTTTCAGTTTAAGGTGAAGGAGAAGATAATACCTTTCATGATACTATAATTTCTTTATTATTAAGCTTAATAACGGATATTGTATTAGGCCGAAAACTGGAAGTAATATTGTTTGATTCAATTGTATAATTGATGTTTAGTCTTACTGACGGTAAATTACCATTATTATTCAAACATGTTTACTAATTTATATAATTATAAAGAGTTTATAATCCTAAAAATTCAAAATCAAGATTAATCGGTATTTTTATTAATATGTTATTCAAAGGCAATGTAATATTTGCAAGAGATAACTTTACTAAATAATGCCATAACTTTATTAATAGTTTTATGATTATATTCTCTTTAATAGATAATCCGTAAAAAATTTTATTCCCAACATTACCTATATATCTTAAAAATTATGCTAGAGTTATGATGTTTTATTACAAATACCTAGATAATAGTACAAGATATGTAGTTGGTAAAATCCTTAATGTTTTAGAAGGAACAAGAATCTTAGTCGCAGGTAAAACTGATTAATAAGTCGGGGACAACTATGATTATGATGAGATACCTTTTGAAAATGTATAAGGTAAGCTACACAAAATAGAATTACTTAATCCAAAAAGACAAATAGAGGATTCGACATTTAACCATAAATATTATAAAACTATATAAAAAATAAGTTAAAAACTAGTTGAAACAGGTGTTATATATAAAAATAATTAATATAATACAACACCAAGTTTTGTTTAAATTAGTCATATAAACTTATTATATGGATTATATAGTAGATAATTATCAGCTAAATTAGAACCAGAACCTACTGTCTTATAAGATTATTTTAATTTTAATGTTAAAAGCTTAAAATAAGATTATGATAAACATTATTATAAATTTAAAACCTAGTTGTATACTATATAAGATTATCTCAAAGAAGTTCTGCCAGCAAAAAGGAAAGCCTATATGTCTGGCTGGTAGTATTTTAAAAAATATTAACGTATAGATAACACTTATATTTTAATATAAAAACCATTTGAATTTAATTATGAAAGTATACAAGTAGAACGAGAACGTGTTAGACCTAGATTAATTTTTAATCCTTCACGTTCAAGTAAAGCTGTAATGGGATTTTATAATTATTGTTTTATTAAAATCTTGAAAGAATGCTATCCAGAGTTTTGTCACGGACTTAATTCAAAATAATTAGCAGAGAGAATGTAATGGATGTATGAACTATACGGTGAGTAATCTTTTACATTAACTTATGATGCTAGTTAACATGATAGTCATTAAAATATTGGCGTATTATTATCTACAGATAATGTATTCCACTAATTATGGTGCGAATGTATATTTGATATGATGTAATTAACAACGAATGAGAGAGAAATCATTCGAGAGTCGGTATTTTAACGAGTGAAATTCTTTTTAGTCATGGTGGGCAAACAAATAATTGGAAAAGTTTAAATGGATGGAAATGTTGGTAGCGGTATAACCATAGAGACTACTGGTGGTAATAGTTTAAGAGTAGTATAATATAATCGATATGTAAAATTTTTGGCATATTAAAATTTCAAACCCAAAGACGTATTAGAGCAAGCATTAGTAAAAAAG